AGGCACCCGAGGCACCCGAGGCACCCGAGATGGAAGAAGGGCCCACGGGATTGGAGAATGAGTTTAAAACAATCCCCAATGTTCCAGCGGAAGATGAGTTGCCGCAGCCGCAGCCACAGCCGCAGCCGCAGGAGCAACCACAGGAGGAAGATGACGGTGTTTTGTTTGGCGATGCCCCAGATAGACGTCGTTAAAAAGAAAACCTCACTATACTATAATAATGGAACTCAGTGATTACCTCAGAGACCCGTTCAGTGCCGCTCTCGTGGGTGCTGCGATTACGGCGGGCTACATTCACATGAAGGCGCAACTCAATAACGAAGGTAAGTTACAGCTGGCTCAGTACACGAAGCCCGCGGCGCTCAACGCGATTTTGATTTATTTCATCGTATCCAATGGATTGGGTCAACGTGAGACCATTTCAACGGAACCTTTCTAAATGCTTAAAGATTTTAAAAGATAATAATATAAATGGCTTCTGTTTCGGCGTTTAACGAAATGATGGGAAACTTCATCGGGGAGCTCCGTAAGGCGTTCCCCGATGAAAAGGGTATTAAGAAGTTTGAGACATCATTTGACCTGCTCCGAAAGAGTAACCCCCGTAAAATTGTTGAAACCTACATGGTCGGTATGGGCCCGTATGCCGATCGTGTTTCTCAGCAGGACGTCACGTTGTTGGATGAGGACATTGGTTTCTTGAAAGACATGAACATGAAGGCAAACTGGGAAAATGCGAGTCAGGCCACGCGTGGTGCGATTTTCCAATATTTGCAAACCTTGTACATGATTGGTGTGACTATCACATCTATCCCCGCGGACACGCTCTCTGCGATTGAAAGCCTGGCCCAAGATTGTGCGACCAAGATGGAGGCTGAAGGTGGTGCCGGTGGTATCAACCCTGACGCGCTCATGAAGATGTTAGGTGGTATGTTGAAAAAATAAACCTCTTGTTATATTAAATGAAACCCTGGTTTGAAGATTTCAAAGAGTTGGTCCGCTCGGACAAGGTTTTAGAATTTTGGCCGACAAACGCTCAGACCCCAGCCGACCGTATTAACGCCGCGTCTCGATTTATTATTTATGCCTCGTGTATCATCTATTTGATTCGCCGCGACCCTCGTATCTTTGTGCTCGGTATCACAGTCCTCGGTGTTCTCGTCGTGATGTATCGCTCGAACATGGTCAAGGGAGGTGTTGGGCGCCCGACGAACAGTGAACAATACTCAGGAAACTCGTGCCAAATGCCCAATGAAGACAATCCGTATGGAAATGTCTTGTTGACTGATATCACCGATAACCCAGAACGTGAATCAGCGTGTTTCTACCCCACGGTGAAAGGATATGTCAAGTATTTTGGCGAAGACCGAGTGCAGTACGATGGTGGTCGTTCCAGAACGGCTATGCCTGAATTCCAAAAGAATGCCTCTGCTCGTCAATTTGTGTCCATGCCCGTGACGTCTATTCCAGGCGACCAAACGGCGTATGCGGAATGGCTCTATGGCGCAAAATTCGGTCCGATGTGCAAATCTGGTGATATGTCCGTGTGTAATCCCAACGCCAGAGGGGCGCAATTGGGGGCTTTTAGAGGATTGTCCACCGCCGGTGACGTAAGATGATTTTCTCCACTACTATTAATATACAATGGCGTATCAACTTCAACCTGGACTTTCTATTGTCGAAAACACAGGTGCTATCCCGGCGAGACGTGCGACGGAAGATGTTTTCGTGTACCCCCAGCCGAGCACTTTGAACTACGCCGATGGTGGACGACCGAACACGATGCTTTACGGCACGGCGCCGTTGATGGCTGGTAAGGGCTCTCCGGCGCAATACATCGATACCTCCGACCAGTTGCGACCCCAGAGCACGTCCCGTTTCAACAAGCCATTGGTGATGACGTATGAAAAGAATTTGTTCCCGCTCAATGACATGACGTGCAAAGTCCCCCTCCGCACCATGGAATATGAACCGAGCAGCACGCGTGCGGATGTTCAAAATGAATTGTTCGCGCAGCGATATAAAAATAATATCAAGTAAACAGTAAGAATGGCAGACCCCATTTCCATTGCAGCCGTCGCGGCGTTGGTGTACGCAGGGAAGGTTTTGAGTAAACAGGAACAGGAAGCTCCGAAGTTTGTTCCTAAAAACCCCCCAGCGAAACCCAACACCATGATTCAAGTTGATGAGACCGAGGATGATTTTGAATTCAACTACGGCGCCGCGAGAGGCGTCGATTCTCTTGACTATGTGAACAAACAGGAAATGCCCAGTTTTGGTGAAATCGCACCACAAAGACGTACCTCAGGAGGTGAAGTCTTGGACATGCGCGACCGTTTTTATGACCAGGGCAGAATGAATAATCTCTCCCCCGTGGAGAAGCAGATGGTTGGTCCGGGTCTTGGTGTCAGTGCTGATGTGCCCGCCGTTGGTGGTTTCCAACAACTGTACCGCGTGATGCCAACGAATGTTGGTGAATACAAGCTCACGCAACTTCCTGGACGCACGAACCACGGTTCCGATACCATGGGTGGTCGCCGGGGTATTGTTGGTGAAGTCGCGAAGAACAGACCAGAGCGCACCACTGACCTCTACGATCGTCACCCGACGGCGCGTGGACGTGCGCAAGGCATGAGTGCCATCACCCCGAGACAAGAACACGAGAAGACCAAGCGTACGACGAACAGGTCGGAGACGGGGATGCGCACGGATGGGTTGCAAAACGCCCCTCCGAAGCGATTGACCTCGGCGATGACAATCGCCCAGGAACCGACAAGAAATAAGAGTGACCTGAACGACGGGATGTTTGCCCACATGGATAACCCTCAACCTGGTATTCACAGCTTCCACGGCGCGTACGAGAATTCTGCAGCTGTCCAAGCTTCAGCGGTGAGAGATAACGAGGCGTTGATGAAGTATGGTTTCAGACCGGAAGATAGAAGAGGACAGGAGAACCGTATGGCTAACCGAGGGCGCATGAACGTTCGTGAATCTCCGTTGAAACAGGGTGGGAAGTTGACATCTGTGCGCACAGACCAGACCAGGGTGGATGGTCGGGTGAATCCGATGAATGGGGCGTGGATGCAGCAGTACAAGAATGCCGATTACCATCAGCTCAACCCGTACAAGGGGATGGCGAACCCGTACGCCACGCCCGAGAGCTTGAACACGACTAGAAAACAACTAGAGAATAACCCGTTTGCTCAGAGCTTTTGCTAATTTTTTTTTACACAAAAACACTCATTA